GAAATCTCGTCATCGGTTACTGTGTGAGTGCCATTAAAAGGAGCTCCGCAGCCAGTAATAATTACGGATTGGCCTTCTGTAAATTCTTGAATTGTTGCAGTTTCAAAATAAGCAATATTATTGGTCAATTTTACTTTGTTAATCTTGCTTTGGAAAGTAACTAGCATTGGGAGAACTAGATTCTCCGAGGCATCTACTATGTCGCTTAGATAAGCGTCTGAATATAGGGATGACGAAACGCCAAGAATTGTCCTAAGCTCTGTGGCCGTAACTATCGTAGGCATTTCGTCATCCTTTCAAGCAGTTAGGTGAGGGGCCAGCTCGGGAGCGGACTGGCCCTCACTTTTTTTAATTAACTACGCAACTTTCCATAGATAAGCGCCAGCGCCTACCTTTGTTGCAAGTGCGCCATAACCATAGTAAGCAACCTTGATTTGGCCAGTTGCTACCTGTGCAGTCTCCAAGCGGAAACGGCTTGACTCATACCAAGTATAAGCCTCTGGGTTGATGATGATGATTGTGTCATCTCCGATACCTGAACCAGTTGTGAGATTGCGATCTACGCGGAAATTTAAGCCAAGTAGATTGCCAGTTGCGGAACCTGCACCTAGATTTCCACCTTGATTCATATTGCCAATCAAGTTCTGGTAAATCGGACGGCCAGCATCAGCTAGATTCTGGATTGCGCCCCATTGCTGAGGAGATGCAATCATATTTTGTGCAAATCCGAGAGTGTTGGAATAGATTGAAACTCCAGCATCGGATACGAAATCAAGAAGTCCAGCGGCATCAAGAGTGCGGTTGCCGCCATCTGTTCCACCAGCAATTAAGCCAGTTACAACTGCTACATCTGTTGCCTTTGCATAGGCATATTCCATTTGACGAACTAGCTCATCAAAAAATGCTGGTGAAGAGCGATCTAGAAGCTCTACTGAGAACTCTTGTCCCCCTGCATACTTCTTGACGGATACTGAAAGAAATTCGCTGGTCATTCCAGTTTCATCAATGGTTGCTGCTTCAGATTCTTCTCCAACTGTTGGAACTGCTGTGAGCTTTGGAATCTCGAAAGTCATACCTGCATCAGGTAGAACTCCGCGAGATACTGAATCAACTGCTGGACGATCAGCATTTGCAAGAGGATTGATTACCTCAGTTAATTGACGAGTTGGCACAAGACCAGCGTTGTTGCTGGTTGTGTCATCTGCTGCGCGAACATAAGCGCGAGCATCGTCATTTCCTAGAGCAGCGCGAACGCTCATTTCTAGGTATTTGGACTTGGTGAACTCAAGTCTTGGAGTTGTGTAGAAAGCAGGCTTTGGAGCTGCAGCTTCTACTTTGGCTGCTTCTACCGCTTCTTCAACGGCAGGAGCAGGAGCGGTAGTGTCAGACACTTGGTCTCCTTCGGTTGGTTTGTCTGAATCAGCGGTTGCCAAATCAGAATCTTCTTTTGGTGCTTCATTCTCTGAAGCTGCTACTTCGCTTACGCGAGCAGAATCAATTGCAGGATCAGTAACTAAGGAAACTTCATCTAAGGTTGCTGAGGTAATCTGCATAACGCCTTTGTTGTTAGTCCATTCGTTAATCTGGGCGCCAACGCTAAATCCATCGCGCAATCCTTCAGTTGCTTCAACTAGGGCGTCTTCTCCAGCCATAGTGTTTGCAATCTTAAAGGTGGCTTCAATCCCATTAGCAGTTACATTGTGAGAGACCATCTTGCCAATTGGGCGAGTGCGGTCGTGCTCAAGGAGCAACTTAACTGGCTTAATCTCAATGCTATCTGCTGCAAATACTGTTGGGCCTACTGAGGTGTTACCTTGCTCATTCCAAGTAACGATAGTCCCAGTAATTGTTCTCTTAATTGTGTCGGCAGCAGTAACTGCCATTGGCATATTAACCTTCATTTGGTATTAGGTCCTCTTCTCGCTGAATCTGCTCAACGCTCATCGCGCCAATGCGGTTTAAGATTTCATAAACTTGCGCTCTCTCTAATGCGTTACCGCGTAAGAAATCGTCAAGTGCAAAGCGCACCATTACTGGATTAGGCACAAAGTCCGGTAATGATAAGCGTTCCTCAATCGCTTTAAGGATTGGGCGAAGTGAGAAATCAACTAATGAGCGCCGCTCGGACACCGCGTTTGAATAAGTCATAGAAGTCGCTTCGGCGCTCAAGAAGTAGGCAGGGATACCGCAAGCTCTAGCCAATTCAAGCGCTACATATTGACGGCCTTCTGCAAGTTGTAATGATTTAGGATCAAAACCAAATTGCTCAAGATTTACATCAGCATTTAGAAATGCAGTAGAGCGAGATTGACGAGCAGTTTTCCAAGCGCTGAGTAGTGCTGAAATTCTTTCGGCAGTTAAGTTAGTGCCATTTGATTTAAGAACCATAGTTGGAGCAGGTTCTTTAGCATAATTAACTGCTGCATTCTCAAGATATACGGCAGCTGCAATTGTTTTACCAGCTCTGTGAAGCAATCCCTCATCTGGGCCATCGAATCTTATAATCGAACCAACGCCTTGAAGTGGAACTGACTTGCCATCAACTTTGTATCCAGTAATTTCAGTATTTAAGAAATCTGTATCAACTGTAACGCGGTCTGGACTAACGCGAGTCCAAGCTCTTACTCGACCGCCATCTGTTGATGAATACATTTCCAAAACTTGACCATAACCAGCACCATAAAGCCAAATATCCTCAGCAAGCCAGTTGTAAATTACAAATCCTGCAACTCTTGGGTCTGGTTGATTAATAACGCGATGCGGATCTACATATTGTCCAGTTATGCGGTTGAAAGTTGTGAGAGGTAATGAGCCAATAGTTCCGCAAATTATGTTTCTAGCTCTTGCAACGGATGGAACGCTCATTGCTAATTGGCGAGTGGTATTAGTTGCACCGCCAAGAATATTATAAACTGAATCGCTAATCTGGACGGGAGTTAGCGCGGCTGCAACATCTGAAACCTTAGTAGGTTTAGCCGTCTGAACCTGTGGAAATAGGAAATCTCTTATAGCACCCATTGCTTACATTGTAAGCGAGCCTACTTACACTATTTGAATATCTACTCCGCTTTCAGCCATCGTTGCATAGTGTGTCGCTAAGGCTGAAGCAATTGCTCCGCAAATTGTTGTATTACTTACCTTGCGACCCATTACCCAACCGCCGTCTCCAAAGGGTAACTTGACGGCGGATAGGCATTGCTTGGTCAGCTCTTCCTGTCCCGAGTGAGCTAACCGCTGAGATGAGATAGCTCCCAGTAACTCATCGCAGCTTTGGGCATAATCAAGACCATCTATTGGCTCAACCCTAATACCAGCAGGAGCTAATCTAGCTGCGACCGCTGACGCGGTTTTGGCTGAATAGGCAACTAGTTGGACTGGATACTTTCTGACCCATTCTGCTACATCATTCGCCATTGCTTTATCATCAAGATTGGCTGGGTTATGCCAAGTCTGAAGCAATATGACTTGGAATTTATCCCCCTCAAGTCTTTGACTAGCAACTAGAGCTGCTTCTTTTCTGCTAGGGCTTAAATCAATAGCCAGCCAAGTATCAGCCTCGGGGTTGAGTCTAAGTCCCTCAACTCTGCAACTTTCCCATTGAGACGGATTAATGACTGGATTTATGGTATCGACCCATTGGCATAAGACTTCTGTGCGCACAATGTCTTCGGGGTCTGATAGGACTGCTCGGATATTATCTGGATGAACTGTTATTCCTAATGACGGATTAGCTTGGCAGACACCTAGCCAGAAGTCCGGGGAGTTATCAAATTTAATGCCTTGAGGCGCTGACCATTCGAACCAACCAATATCGTCATTGCTACCGAATATGGCGGCCATTGCTCTTTCTCTAAGTTTATTTAGAACAATGCTGTGTTGATCTCCAGCATTTGAATAAACCCATATTTGAGGATTGGGACTAGCCATCTGTGTATATCGCAGGGCAGACCAGACATCCTCATCCTTATACTCTCGGGCTTCGTCTAGGTGTATCGTTTCAGGGGCTGCAATACCTCTACCAGCCGAGTTATTGGCTCTGACGATATATCGCCTACCTTCAGTAAATTGGAGTTCTTGAAAGCCTTTACTTTCCAGCTTCTTAGTAAATTCAGCAGCTAGCCTAGGGTTTTGTTCAATAATTCCATAAATCTTATAAAAGAGCTCTGCTGAAGTAGTTAGCTTGTGAGCAGTATGAACTTGCAGTTTTTCTTTTAATACATAAATCCTAAATAGAATTTGAAGCGCCATAAAGGTTGATTTGCCTTGTTGCCGAGCGCAGAGCAGAGTAACTACTGGGTGAGCCCATCGGCCATCGGGTTTTTGTTTTAAGCTGTGATGAGCCAGCCATTGCTGCCAAGGCATCAGCTCAAAGCCAATTTCCTCGCAAAATTTAATCATTTGCTCACCTAGTGAAGGTAAATCATTGAGTTTTGTGTGAATTCGCGGTTCTGCCACACCTCGGTAAGTCGATTCGTCCCGGACTCGGGCAATCTCTCCCAATTGCGCCATTTCAATTTGTTTCATTCCTGATAGTGCCTAGCCGAGCCATT